GTTTCACTATAATCTTTGAAATCGCTTGTCAACTGTTCTACAAGAGAAACAGTTGGTACGATTATCAAACCTCGTTTTAAACCTCTGTGTTCCAGAAAACGAGTAAGAAGATAAATAATAAGAGACTTACCACTTGCAGTGGGGCTAAGTAGTAAAGTTCTCCGTACACGAATTGCATGAACGAATGCATCCAGCTGGTAATCTCTTGGAGCATGTTTCGGCCTTATTAGTTCTACAAATTCTTTTGCTTCAGTTAAAGAAAACTCTTCATCATAGTCTTCGTTCTCATAATCCCAATCATAACCACGTTCTTCACAAAACTTTGCAATCTCAGGAACAAGCCCACGATATATCTGACGCTTGTTCGCATCCCATAATCTAATCTTACCATCCCACAACCTCGCACGATACTGAGGCGTGAACTGGTATCCTGGAACCATAAAAGTAAAATGTTCCCGTAGTTCATACGACACACCATCTGTGCAATCAACATGCACGAATGCTTCATCTTTGTTTCGTATGATTATTTTACTATTACTGTCCACCGACAAATCTTTCCCATGACATGTATTCTTTCAACTGCCAAGTACGATTGTTCAACTCCTTCAATACATTCTTACAGAACTCAACAATCTCTTCATGTATCACTTTCTTCAACAGTATGTTATTTAGTTCAGTGTCCGAATCAAGATAGTGGGACAAGTCTGCGCGAAGAACCTTCTTCATCATAGGTTCAAGTCCATACTTCTCAAGGTCTTCTGGGTTGTTCAAGTCTCCACTATAATATTCCCACTTGATCTTGCGTCTGGTGTTATACTCAGCATAAAGCTTCTTGACTAACATATTGTGATGTGTCATGATACGCAAATACTTTGCATGAAGCTTTGGTATGTTAGCCATAGCTTTCTGCGGTTCAGTTTCATCCCATGCTGAGTCTTTGATCCATTCTTCCATGAGTGCGTCAATGTTAACTGGCGGCTTCATTACATCTCCATTACAAAAAATGATTGTAAGTATATAAGGAAATTAAGTTCCTGTCAACTAAAATCTTTCGATGAAGAACACATCATATCGGAATGTGATATCAAACACAGGGGTTGTATCAGCACTATCAGCAGCACTGAACTGAATACCACCAATAGAAACAGGATGACAATCTGTGTATTTGATACGAAGGTTAGGTAGATTTGCATTTGTGTTCATTGTTAGAACACCATCATAATAAGGTAGCTTGTTAGGACGATTTTTCACATACTCTGGAAACTTTGTTGGCTTTGTCAGTGATACAAGCCACTTGTATGTTTCTTCCCATACACGGAAATCTTCGTCTACCAGAACAGACATTGTAAGAGAATCATATGCAAGCTTATCACCGTGTCTGTATGTGGTAGCAAAAGGAGTATTGATAGCAACTTCTGTTGTGTTTACACCAGGTAGATTGACAGACTGACAAAAATAACGAGCAAACGGCAACTCAGGTATAATGAATGTATACTTGGTTGTCTGTAGAAAGTTTGAGTTATCTGGTATTCTTGCGATAGGTATTGTAGTCATTTTTTACTCCTGTGAGAGTATTTATGTAAAAGAAAAGGGCAGCATTTCTGCTGCCCAAATCTTGTTTCTGTGCTGTTGCGCCTTATGATTACATAAGGTTGCGGACACGGAAGATACGGTAGTATTCGTTTGTACGTGCTGCGATTACACCAGGACTTACTTCTGATGAACCACGTGCGAATGGGTTGGCTACCATGCCGTAACGTGTCTTGAAGCCAATCTTTGGCTGGAAAGTATCCTGACCGATAGCACGAACCATCTGTAGAGGAACGTATGGGCAGTAGAAGATACCAGCATCGTAAGGTGAAGCACCCTTATAACCAACAGTTACAAGTTCGTCACCAGCAGATGAACCACCAAAGTATGGATCGATGTAAACTCTTACACGACCATGCATTGTACCAGCGAAGGTATTGCCTGTATCGTCTACTTCAAGATTAACCTGAAGAGCAGGTGTGTAGTCAAGAACACCAGCCATCGCAAGAGCAGACGCAACGTCTGAAGATACGATGAGGATGTTACCCTTACCACGACGAGTTGCCTTAGCGATTGCATTGCATTCACGTTCGATCTGGAATACAAGACCCTTGAACTTTTCAACTGACCAACGGCCGTTTGAGTCTGTGTCAAGATCGAATGTACCAGCTGTGGTTGTTCCGTATGTAGCTCCACGAACGGCTGATTCGTAGATTGTACGGATAACTTCACGGTTGATTTCTGCTAGGATTTCTGTAGACAGAATGTTAGCAAGTTCTGTCTCAGCGTCAAGACCGTGAACAGCCTTAAGATCCTGAGCAAGTTCCATTGTGTATTCTGCCTTTAGCGCACGGCTACGAGCAGTTACAGTTACCTTTTCAATGCTGAAAGCCATTTCAGCGAATGCGTTTGTAGCATAATCGCCAAGTGCTTCGGCTTGAGCAGTTGTCATTGCATTAGCAGTTGTATAAGCTGCTGTGTTCAATGTGTTTGATACTGGGTTGCTACCAACCTGAAGGACTGAAGAACCGTTAGCACCAAGAGCGTTTGTAGAAGAGAAACCAGTATTTGCTTCGTTGAAGAAAGCTTCTGTTCCTGTCTGATTAGCATAGCGTGAACGCATAGCAAAGATAAGTCCTGTTGGACCTGTCATTGGCTGTACGCCGCAAACGTCATATGCAATCAACTTTGGCAGCGCACGACGAACCAATGAGATAAGAATTGGATCGTATGATGCAATGTTACCACCACCGTAATTGTTTGTTGGAGCAGATTCGTTAAGCATACGAGATTCTTCTGCCATAGCCTTTTCTTGGTTTTCAAGAACGATAGCTGTAACAGCGCGCTTGTATGAATCCTTAATCTTGCCAACACCTTCGTGGTCAAGTACTGGTGACCACTTCTGTTCTAGTTGTTCTGTAAGATACATTTTAATATTCTCCTTTGAGATTCTTACGTTATTAGTATTTATTAGTTTGGAAGTTTCTTGCCAAGAACCTCGACGTACTTTGCCATTGGTCCTTCTAGTCCTTCTGAAATCATTGTCTTACCTTCATTACTTGCATCGATATAGTCCAATGCATTTTGAGATGTAATTGAAGATGGGAAATAACTTTCACGCAATGTAGCTACCTTGTGTGCATATTCTTCTTCTGAAGTAAACTCGACGTTTTCTGCAAGTGACTTTAGTTTTTCAGCTTGTGTAGCTGTCAAACCTTCAGTCATAGCATACATAACTTCTGTCTTCTTGCTTTCTGAAAGAATAGCACTCAATTCTACATTACGTTCAATTTCTTCATTTAGCTTGTTTTCCAATTCAGCAACCTTGTTGCCAAGTTCCTCAACAACAGAAATCTTGTCTTCTGGAATGTCGATATAGTTCTCAGCAAATAGGTTTCTCAAGCCTGAAATAAATTCTTCTGTTAATTCTGTACGAAGCCCAGCTTCAATAGCAACTTCGTTCTCAGATACCCAGTTTTCAACAACGTAATTTAGGTAATCATCCACGTTAGATGAAAGTTCTTCCTTTAATTCGTTTACTTCTTCTTCAAGAGTAGCTGCATAAGCTTTTTCGATTGCACCTAGTTCTGACTTTACAGTTGATGTAACAGCAGCTTCAAAGATTGCAATAGCCTTAGCTTGGAATTCTTCTGATAGGTCTTCACCTTCAAAGAGAGCAGCAACGTGTTCAGACATATCTACGGTATATTCGTAGTCTACATCTTCTTCTAGATCATCATAGTCTTCTTCTAGGATTTCAAAATTTTCATCAATCGCTTCTGCAATTTCTTCTTCTGACATACCTTCTTCAAGACACTGATCAATGAAAGCTTCTAGTTCTTCTGAGATTTCAATGTCTTCTTCTAGGTCTTCTTCTTCTCTCATAGGCATAGGTCTACGAACTGCGCCGCTTTGAGTTGAGTTTGCCATTTTGTTTCTTATAGGTAGATTGGATGAAGATGTTGAAACGTCTTCTACACCTTCTTCAATATCTTCT